AGGCGCGACCTCCAACGGAGAAATTCGCGCTACAGTGATGTACCAGCAAAACAGTGACCTCGTTTAAATATAACAATTTGGAGGTTTGCTAATGTCGGGCTCAGACGTAAGATCAAAACGATTAACCGCTACCGGCTCTGCCGGTATTGGACCTGCGCGTATTCGTCAGGTTCAGGTAAAGACAACCACGGGTTCACCTCGCATAACGTTTACGGACGGCAATGGTGGCGCGGTATTGTTAGACATGGACTTAGATGCTTCGGACACTCACTCAGTAAACATTCCAGATGAAGGAATAAGGTTTAGTGACGTGTATGTTTCGTTGTTTACGGCCTGCACGTCTGTAACAATATTCCACAGCTAAAGGTTTAAAAATGGCGTCTGATGTAAAAGCAACCTACCTAACCGCTACAGGAACCGTTTTTGCGGGGCGTACTCGTGTAAAAGCTATTCATTACCAAGCAGGGTCTAGTCCCTCCTTGGTTTTGAAAACAGGAAGCACGAGTGGTGATACACAGCTAACGTTAGCTTTTGCTGACAGCACTGATGACAATGTTTATATACCCGACGAGGGGATGTTATTTAGTGACGGGTGTTATGCCGTACTAACTAACATCACTAACGTAACTGTTTTTTATAATTAGGAGGCAACATGGCCTCTACGAAAAATGTTACTCGGACGCCTTCGGGAAGAATTAAATACAGGGGCGAGACTTTTGCAGGTTACAACAAGCCCAAAAGGACTCCCGGCGCTAATAAAAAAAGCGCGGTATTGGCGAAAAAAGGGGACCAAATTAAATTGGTTCGGTTTGGCGACCCTAAGATGTCGATTAAGAAGGACCAACCTAGTAGGCGTAAAAGCTTTCGTGCGAGGCACTCTTGTGAAACGGCAAAAGACAAATTCAGCGCAAGGTACTGGTCTTGCAAAGCATGGTGATGATTACATGAAAGTTGCAGAAGTATTGACCAAACTAGAAAAGCATGAGGCCGAGTGCAATCTACGATACAAGGCTATCGAAGAAAGATTGGAAGACCATAAAAGTTCTCTAAAATCTTTAGATATTAAGCTTTGGGCATTAGCTGTTTTAATTCTTATAGCACCCTTTGTGCAAAAATTTCTGGGGTAATCATGAACGTCGGTTTTTACAGCAACCCGCTAGAAAAAGCCATTGTTCAAGAAATAATGCAATGGTCGGGTGACGCCTTAGAAAAACCAAGTCCCTTTTTTAACAACCTCCCACCTTGTCCCTACGCTAAACAAGCTTGGCTAGAGGATAAAGTTGCTATCCTTTTTAAGGATGAGAACTCCTACCAAGTATTGTATTCCTGCGCTTCTCAGTTTGACGATCATTTTGATTTAGCAATTATTGTGGATTTAGTTAACAGTAAAGAACCGGAAGACTTTCACGAGTATTTGGATTCGTTAAATGATTTTATTGCAACCGGAGCCTTTATTGATAAAGACATCTGGTTAATGGGTTTTCACCCTGATGATGAACCCAGTGACTTCGTTGAAGACTTGATATTTGATTACGAAGTAGACACTTCTTACTCTATGATTTTTGTGCAACGTTTATCTAAGCTGCAAGAAGCAGCAGACAAGTTGAATAAAAACGGATATTATGATAGCTACGAAGGTGAGTATAACGCTTTTGACATTTATGAAAAACGACGTGACCTTTATAGGAGATTAAAAGATGGCGATGAAACCTAAAAAAATGCGCGGTGGCGGTATGGTTAAGAAAATGCGCGGTGGCGGTATGGCGGGTAAACCTGCTGTTGGTATGGCGGCTCCAATGGGCGGTGTTACCGGACCAAAAAGAGCACCTACGGGGCGATCTGGGCCTAATACTACAAAAGTAGCTATGGGTAAAAAAGCAAACGCTGTTAAAAAAGCTGGGGCACGTCGTGCTGGCGGCGGGATGCCTGTTGGCATGAAGAAAGGCGGCAAAGTTGGGCGCAAGAGTGTAGTGAGGAACGCCTAGTGGCCGGGTTATATGCTAATATAAACGCAAAACGGAAACGTATAAAAGCGGGTTCCAAGGAAACAATGCGTAAACCCGGTACTAAAGGTGCGCCTACTGCCAAAGCTTTTAAAAACTCGGCTAAAACCGCAAAAAAAAGATAGGTGTAGCGAATGACCACTTCTAACAGTCAAGATTTCCAATTAGATGTTGCAGAATACATCGAAGAGGCGTTTGAGCGTTGTGGCTTAGAGGTTCGTACTGGTTACGACCTTAAAACTGCGAAGCGTTCTTTAAATCTATTGTTGGCAGATTGGGCAAACCGCGGCTTAAACCAGTGGACCATCAAAGAACGTTCTTTGGCCTTGGTCCAAGGCACTGGGGAATACAATTTAAGCGCCGATATAATTGACGTTTTATCGGTGGTTATTCGAAGAAACGGCACCGACTATGCGCTAGAGCGTTTAAGTCGTGACGAGTATTTGACTATTCCCACAAAAACTACCGAGAGCCGTCCAAATCAATTCTTCTTAGACAGGCAGTTGACGCCGAATCTAAAGCTATGGCCTGTTCCGAGCAACAGCACGGATGTTATTTACTACAACGCGCTTACTAGAATGGACGATGCTGACATCTACACCAACACAATGGACATGCCTTTTAGGTTTTATCCGTGTTTGGCCGCAGGTTTAGCTTACTACATTGCCTTAAAAAGGGCACCGAACCGCGTTCAGATGTTAAAAGCATCTTACGAGGAAGAGTTTGACAGAGCGGCAACTGAAGATAGGGACCGTTCTTCCTTTAACGTCGTACCTCGGTACGAATATTACAGGACAAGCTAATGGCTAAGTTTGCATCTGGTAAAAAATCATGGGCAATATCGGACCGGTCTGGTTTTCGTTATCCGTACAAGGTAATGAAGCGTGAGTGGAATGGCTTGCTTGTGGGTCCGGATGAATATGAACCCAAACAACCCCAGCTTGGACCTTTTAGAACAGTTTCTGATCCGCAAGCTTTACAAAATGCTCGCCCGGATTCACCGAATCCAACAAGTGCGTTCTTGGTAATAACCACAAATGGCATTGTTTATTTGGGTGGCGGCAACTGGGCAACGGCTGGAACGGCTGAAATGCCCTCTGAATTAGAGATAACAGAGGCTTTACAGGGCGGTGTAGGCACAGTATCGGTGGTAATAACATGAGTTTTACATACGCAGAGTTAAAAACAGCCATACAAGATTATACAGAAAACGATGAAACGTCTTTTGTAAACAATCTTCCTATTTTTATACGTCAGGCGGAAGAACGTATACTTAAAAACGTGCAATTAAGCCTTTTCCGTAAGAATGTCAGCGGCAATATGTCGCAGAACAACCAGTATTTGGCTTGTCCTAGCGACTTTTTAGCTCCTTTTTCGTTATCTTTTGTGGATGCTAACAGCGATAAGACGTTTTTAGAGTTTAAAGACACCGATTTTGTACAATCTTTCAATCCCGACTCTACGACTACGGGAGACCCGCGGTTTTACGCCGTTTTTGACATAGATAACTTTATTTTGGGGCCTACACCTTCCGCAGGAAGTGCAGTTGAGCTTCATTACTTCTACAGACCGGCTAGTTTAACGGCTGGGGCTGAAGGCGCTACAACATGGTTGAGTGAAAATGCTCAAATGGCCATGTTGTATGGTAGTCTTATAGAAGCATATATATACATGAAGGGCGAACAAGATATAATGGCTCAGTATGAAAAAAGATTTGCTGAAGCGATGACCGGTATGAAGATGCTTGGTGAAAACAAAGAAGTAACCGATGATTATCGCACCGGTATGCTGGTGAGGCCTAAACAATGAGTTTCCCCGCACTTGAAATGAACCCTGACTTTAAGGTGGAAGTACACACCACTCAGAACCGGGGTTTTACACCAGAGGAAATTGCAGAACGTTGCGCTAACAAGATTATATCTATTAGCGATTCTGCAAACCCTGCAATACAGGCACAAGCGCATGCCTTTCGTCAACACATTGTAAAAGTTTTAGAATTTTACATGCGTGAGGCAATAAAAAGTGATAGAACAACCGTGTACAACGCGATACTTGATTCTGGTAACCAAGAACTTGCGGAACTAATTAGGAGACTGTAACCATGGCTTTCAACGGAAACTTCATGTGTACCTCGTTCAAGAAAGAGCTTTTGTACGGTGTTCACGATTTTGATAACTCATCGGGCGATACGTTTAAAATCGCTCTTTATACTAACTCGGCTACGTTTACTGCGGCTACTACGACGTACACTACTTCAAACGAAGTAAGTGGTACGAATTATACTGCGGGTGGTGGTGCGTTAACCAACGTCGATCCTACTTCATCCGGAACTACGGCACTTACGGACTTTGTAGACGAAACGTGGTCTAGCGCCACCATTACGGCTCGGGGAGCGTTAATTTATAACACCACGCCTAATACTACGTCGCTTTCGGTAAGTAACCCAACAGTAGTTGTTTTAGATTTTGGAGCCGATAAAGCGTCTACGTCAGGCGATTTTACTATTGTATTCCCAACCGCCGACGCAAGTAACGCAATTATTCGGATAGCGTAATGGCTGGGATAGTCGTCGCATTCAAGGGCTGGAACTCTTCCAGTCAAGGGTGGGGCGGAGCTACGTGGGGACAAGATCAAGCTCTCCCCGGAGCAACTGGAACGGTAGGTACTGTATCTATAAATGCAGAAGCTAACGTCCCGGTAACCGGATTATCCGCAACAGGCTCAGTGGGTTCTGTTACGGTAACCGCAGATGCAAACGCAAACGTTACGGGCGTGGCAGGAACAGGTGCAGTAGGCGCGGTAAGCGTTACAGGCACCGCAGTTGTTTCAGTCACAGGAATAGCCGCTACAGGGGCTGTTGGTTCAGTAACCGTTTCTGCCGATGCCAATGTTTTTCTTGTAGGTGTTTCCGCAACTGGTCAAGTTGGCGCTGTTGCTACAACAGCGGATGCTAATGTACCTGTTACAGGCCTAGCCGGAACAGGGGTTATTGGCTCAGTGACGGTAACCACGGGTCAAACGGTAGAAGTAGTAGGTGTTAGCGCAACAGGATTAGTTGGCAGTGTCATTGTTAATGGTGATGCTGTCGTAAATGTAATAGGAGTCAGCGCAACAGGTGTTGTCGGAAAGGTACTGGTCTACTCTAACATTGTCCCGGATCAAAATCCGGGTTATAGTGAGTTAGATGTAACCCAGTCGCCGTCATGGTCGGAGGAAGAACCCACCCAGAGCGCAAATTGGACGCAAATAGCAGCGTGAGGAATTAAAAATGCCAAGTACCTATACAGTAAACCTCGGTATTGAAAAACCGGCCACTGGTGAGCAGTCGGGTACGTGGGGTGATACTACAAACACAAATTTCGACATTCTGGACCAAGGTATTAACGGTGCAGTTCGCGTAACGCTTTCAAGTGCAGGGTCTTCGGGTTCACCAAACGCTCTTGTCATAACCAATGGTGCGGCCTCTGATGGGCGCAACAAGTGGATTGAATTTTACAGTTCAGGCGATCTTGGTGCTGATGTTTTTGTACAACTCCAACCAAATGACGCCGAAAAAATAGTTTTTGTAAGAAATAGTCTGGCAGGTAGCCAGTCTGTTTTGCTTTTCCAAGGCACCTATAACTCTGGCCGGGACTTAGAAATCCCCGCGGGCGTTGATATGGTCGTCAAGTTTGACGGTGGTGGTGCTTCTGCGGCTAACGTAACAGACGTTTATAACAACCTAAAAGTAACCGGCCTTGTCGCAGGTACTGCCGACATTAATGGTGGAACTATTGACGGCACCGTTATTGGTGGCGCATCCGCAGCGGCTATGACCGCTACTACTGTTGTTGCTAACACCAGCGTTAATATCGCAGGTGATGGTGCTACGGTAACCGGGATTAAAGACGAAGATAACATGGCGTCAAACAGCGCCACAAAACTTGCTACTCAGCAGTCTATTAAGGCTTATGTTGATAGCCAAGTAGGCACGGTTGACACTTTAGCCGAGATTTTGGCTAACGGTAACACTACCGGATCAAACGACATTGATGTAGATGCCGCTCAAAAAGTACAATTCCGCGATGCCGCTATATACATTAACTCTAGTGTTGATGGACAGCTTGATATTGTAGCGGACACTGAAATTCAGATTGCTGCGACCACGATTGACATTAATGGCGCAATTGTTGCCAGTGGTGACATTTCTGCGGCATCGCTAGACATCTCAGGTGACGTTGATATTGACGGTACTTTGAATGTAGACGCTATCGACATTGATGGCGCGGTTCAACTAGATAACACACTTACAGTAGGTGTTGATGACACGGGTTATGACGTTAAGTTTTACGGTGCAACCGGCGGCGCTTACATGCTCTGGGACGAATCAGCAGATGACTTGATTCTAGCAGGAGCGGGCGGACTTGTTGTTGCGGGCAACGTAGACTTTAATGGCGATTTAGACGTAGACGGCACAACCAACCTTGATGTAGTAGACATTGATGGTGCTGTGGATATGGCTTCAACGCTTGCTGTTGCAGGAGAAATCACAGCCAACGGTGGTATAGCTCTAGGTGATAACGACAAAGCTACGTTCGGTGCTAGTGATGATTTACAGATTTATCATGATGGTAGTAATAGCTATATTAAGGATACAGCGACGGGTAATTTGCGAATTGATGGCACTGATATTCAGATAAGATCAACGGCTGGCGCAAACATGGCTGCTTTTGTTACAGGAGCAGAGGTTCA